TCACCAGCAACTTCCATAATACCGTTAATTGCCTCTTGCCCCTTTTCAATCAAAGAGTAGAGATTACCACGAGTGTAATCATAATCCTTACTAACATCATCAGTAAGTTTCTGTAAGTTATTTTTCCTATTATCTTCTTTTGTAATTGCATCTACTTCTACGGAATCTGTATTAAACGTATCATTAAGTGAATCGTATGAGTTTTTCATAATTATAGATCCTGATTTCGAGCAGGATTATATTCTTTACCATCACCAAAGAAAGTGCTTGTTTCAGTAAAACCAAAATCATCACCTGGTTCAATAAATGGTGTGTCTTTAGTATCTATAACATTATCTTCATTATAATCCTTTTTAGGTTTAGGAACAACTGTATATCTCTGTTCTCTTTTTGCTGTTCTTGGATTTGAATCTGAATAGTAATCGACCTGAACTTTGCGTATAAGTCCTTCTGGTGTTTTTGCAATATGACCAAACATGAAAGTCTTTGCAGTAAATGATAAAGTGTATATTAATGCTCTTCGAGTTGAAAAATCTCCTTCATAATCATCTTGTTGCTGAATAGAATTTAATACCATCGGTATATCTCTTTTCTCTCCGATTGATTTTACTAAATCAATTGATAAATTAAATCCTGGTTGAAAGAAAGGAAGTATCTGCTCTAATATCTGCAATCCATCGTCTTGTAATTTGACAAGAATATTTAATTCAAATCCTAAATTGTATGGTACAGGCATAAACACTTTTTTAACTTTATCACCATCACTGCTATCTGCTGCCTTAAATGTTTGTGTAATACCTGCTTTTCTTGAAGAATCATAAGATATATTTGTTATCTCAAATGACATTCTGGGTAGAGTAATTTGCGTTGCTTTATTTAATTCTGCTTGTTGTGTAATTCTTGCTAAAAACTTTTGCCTCGGACCATAAGCAACAGGAACTTTGATATCTGATATATCATTACCTGCTTGATCTTGATGTCTCACATGAATGTCGTTAAACAGTGTACCAAATGCGATAACTGTTTTTCTTATAATTTCGTGATAAAAATAATTTCCTAACATTAGTATGTACCAAATGGATTAGACTCTGAAAAATCTAAAATAGAATCTGCTTCAGACTCAAATATGTCACCTTCATTATATTTATCGGTGGTATTATCCTCATTAAATACTGAGACACTGAACAAAGCACCTGATGATAATCCTTTAACATCTTCACCAACGAAGAATCCTGTGATTGTTCCTCCAATTGAAACATTAGAAATTGATAATATACCTGTATCAGAATCCCAATTCTTAACTCTTGCTTGAGTTCCTGAACGCATACCCTGTACAATTTCATTAAATTCAAACGTACCTATGCCACTAATTGTCTCTGGATTAGCGATTGTAACTGTTGGTTGTAATGTAAATCCTTTTCCAGCATTTTCAATTAAGATTGATTTAACTTCATTGAAACCAGAGTTAATATCAATACCAATAGATGCAATACCTACTGCCTTATCTGCTGTTGTTCCACCCGCAGGATCTGTTATTGTTACTACTGGCACAGTTCCAAATCCAACACCTCCATCATCGATTACAAATCTTACAACACCTTGAGCACCTGATACATCAACAGAGCAAGTTGCAGCAGCACCAGTCCCACCTCCACCAGAAAAAGTAATAAGGGGAGTGGTAGTATATCCAAATCCAGCATTTGTCATCAATATTTTTTCGATTGATCTTACCCCTGCTCTTTCAGTTGTGAAAGCAACGGCTGTAGCATTTGCTAATAGATTACCATCTGGTGATGGAGTAATTGATATTGTTGGAGTTCCTGTAAAACCAGAACCATCATTATTTAAAAATATTTCACGAATATAACCAGTATTACGTATCGCAGTTGCTGTTGCTGTTCGACCAACTCCTACTAATTTAAGTGTAGCGATATATCCTTCTTCCTGAACCTGAGTATCGATAACGTCAATCGAAGTATCAATAACTTCATCCTCATACTCGAATAACTCACATTTAAGTTTATAGACATAGTTTTTACCTAGTTGATAGAATGGTTCTTCGTGCTCTACAAATTTTACTTCAAACAATCTTTGACCAAGTGGAAAGAATATTAAATCACCTTCTCTTGGTCTAGTTGCTAAACTAATATCATCGGATGCACCCATAAAAGGTGCTATAAAATCTTCAAATCTTTCTTTTGATATCGTTAATTCAACTTCATCTCTCAAACTCATACCAAATTTAGTGAGTACATCACCAGCACCAGAATAACCATCATATGAGTTCACATATGCTTCAATAACAAAATTATCATCAAATTTTGATGATTGAACTTCTTCAATGATTGATTTTTTATTTACAAATTTACGAGGAATATATGTAACATCTAATCCATATATCTTTAATTGTTCATTAATCAGATCTTGAACTAATCTCTGCTCCGATTGTGAACCATGTAAAAAGTAAGAATTTTTCGCCATAATATCATCCTATCATATCAAGAGGAGGAGTTTCGTATTCTGTTGCCATTCTTTGTTTTATTGAATCCAAATCCCGAATTGCATCATCGTATATTTCTCTTCCATTTAATTCAATACCACCTGGTAATTTAGTTCCTCTAAATTTAATTAAATTTTGTCCCCACTGCCTCTTGATTAATGCTGTCAAATATAATTTAACAAAAGGATCATTATAAACTTGTGTAAATTCATCAGGATCTAAAGCACGAAAACAATCAATGACGATAAAATCACCCTCTTGCTGTGCTCCCCAGTCAATATCTAAATATAATCTATCTTGCCTTTGATTGAATCTTATTTGTTTTTCTGTTGTTAATAAATGATCAATATCTTCAAGATACGTTTTTGTCATTGCATATTGTAATAAATTAATTGAGTTAAAATAATACAAATCATTTAAAAATAATTGATATTTTATACTAAACATTCCACCAGAAATTGAACTGGTATCAAATTTAAATATTCTATTTACACCAATAACATGATCGGGAACTGCTAGGAAATTAGATGTTTCATAAAAATTACTTGTTACTGCACCATATCCACTTACATTTTGTGTCCCAGTGGTTGTTACAATACCTACACCATCAGTTCCTTTAGCTGTTCCTCTGTCAATATCTTCTTTAGTAATTTTGTATTTGAGAAACATTCTTTCAATACCGTCAAAATGTCTCTGATTGAAATATTGAATAGTGTCATCGACCAAATCATCAACTTGGTCATCATCAACATTTATTTCCAATACGGGTGCACCCAGTTTACGGAAACAATATTCGATTAATCCTTGTCTAGTTGATGGTTTTGCCATTATTCACCTTTAAGATTTGCTATTTGCTCTAGAAGTTCATTTCTTTCCCTTTCAAAATCGTTTTTTAGAGTTTGTAATTTTGCCTCTAATAATACGTTTTGATTTAATGCTGCTGATAATCTAGAATTATATAAATTGACGAGTACATTAACGTCCACTTCACTATTTTGTTGCATTTAAAAAGTTCCTCCGTCAAGGGTTGAAGTCCAGTGTGGTTTATTTGTATATACCACTGTTACAGTATTAGGTACAGATGCCAAGTTCTCTAATGAACCATTGTTTCCTTCTTTACGTAAATTGTTAGAAGTGTTAAATGTTCCTTCAACACCAATTAAATCTACTGTATTACTTCCAGTAACACCGCTTTCAACAACACCAAATGCTCCTGAACTATCCTGTTTAATTATATCACCAGCAGCTGCTGTGATGGCAGTACCTAAATCAAGCGTATTTTTTGTTATTGCTGTTAGTACTTGTTTTGAAGTAATAACTGGTGTTTGTGGATTATTAGTAGATCTTTGTAGACCCTCACTATCAAACCAAACAACACCCCCTGAATTAAAGTCACCTGACTGATAGTAGATACCTTTAATATCAAGGAAACCTTTTGTTCCAGTAACAACACTTGCTGTTATAGATGCATCTGGTACATATGTCCATCTGCGACTATTATCACCATGTGTTCCATGATTTCCTGCTCCAGCACTGTTTGATGCAATCGAACTATCGTCTAATCCAAAGAAACCATTAGTTGAATTTGCTGTTCCAATACCAGTATTATATGTAAATCCAAGTCCACGGTCAGTATTCGTATCAGTCGCATGTACGACTGTAATTTCAGTTTGTGTACTAATACCTGCAATTGTTGTGCCTTGGAATGTAAGTGTTTTTGTTCCAGTATCAATCGCTGTAACTGTTGTAATACCACTCGTAGAGAAACTTGCATGTAATAGAATATCATCAACAGCAATACCTGCTACTTGATCAACCACAACAGATGTATCACCAGTGTTAACTGTAACCATTACAGTTCTTGTGCTGGTGGTATCACCAACCATCATGATTGGATCATTTACAGTTGTTTGAGTAGAGTTAACTGTCGTTGTCGTACCATCAACTTGTAAATTACCTTTGATGATAACATCACCTTCATTACTTAAACCATCGGGAAATGGATCAATAAAAATTTTATTATCAGCACCTGATAGTGATGCAATAATATTATTCTGTATTCTTATATTTCCTAGTTTAGAGTTACCTCCACTAACAACTAAATCTCCACCAACACTCAGATTTTTTTCAACACCAACACCACCTTCAACTATTACAGCACCTGTGTCTTTTGATGTTGATTCGGTTTGATTTGAAAATCTTGTTATTGCACCAGCAAATTCTAATCTATCATTTGAATTGTCAAATCTAACTGATGCATCAAGAGAACCTGTTCCGTCTACACCTCCACCAAATCCAATTTGAGTATCATCAGGGATCATTACATCACCTGAACCATTTGGGTTTAGTACAATATCTCCATCTGTATCTGTAGATGAAATCGTATTTCCATTTAATGTTAGATTATCTACATTCCACTCGTCTATCTTACGATTATTGTCTAGAATTGCAACTAATCCACCATCACTATTTCTGGTATTAGTAACACCTGTTAATGCACCTGGTGAATGTTCCATCATCGAGGTGTAATAATGTCCCGCTACTGGATGAACATTTGTACCATCATCTCCTAAGAATATTCTATCCTTATATTGATTCGTGCCACCAAACTGACCGACACCCGTAACATATGCTAATTCACCCCAGTTCAAACTAGCAGGTTTGGCTGTACCTGATGATCGTTTGATTCTAATTATACTAGCCATTTCAGAAATTTCCTCCGTTGATGTCTAAATTCTGTGCTGCACCTGGCGTTAATTCTAAAGTCGCATCAAATTTATTTGTTGTACCATTAAAAACAAGAACCATACCGTTTTGAAGGGTTCCTGATACATTCACATCACTTAATTCTGCTAATGATAGGGTTTGAGCACCTGCCAGTGATGAAATCACTTTTGTGGCACTTTGTTGTCCTACTCTGACTTTTATATCTGCCATCTAGAAATTATATTCAGATCTAAAAAGTATTTATATTTACTCTGACGTTATCTTTAAGGCAAGATCGTTTAGTAGTGATTTTAATTCTTTTAACTCTTTTTTCATCGCATCAAACTCCTCTTGTTTGATGTCATTTCTTCTTTTATCTTTAAGATAATTTTGATAGGCATTATTATCTTGATTAATTATTGCTCCTGAATCTCTATCACGAAAAAGGTTTTTATGACCTTCAACTGGAATCATTTTATTCATTTTTTACCTAGATCTCTATCAATTTTATTGTTTGCATCTCTCTTAGATTGAATACCTGACCTCTCTAGATATTTCTTAAGCAAACTATTTAATCGTGCTCTTTTTGCACCAGGTACTAAATCACCTGGTCCTTCTTTTGCTATTTTATCATCTCTCCTATCTATGATTTCTTTTTGTCCTTTAAGTTTTCTATTCTTTTTTTCTTTTTTACTTAAATTAGAAGATGGGGGCAATCCAAGGTATTGACGTTTAGTTCGTGACTTTGATGCATCAAAACCTCCAGTATCTGCAAATGGACCTTTAGATTTTTTTGATTGCATTATCAATCCAGCAGCACCAATCCCAGTCATCAAGGCAGGAACAAGTTTACTTCCTCCCTTGACAGCTACTGCAGCAACACTTTCTTGAAATTGTTGAAATGTTTTCATTATGCTAATGCAATTGTCCTAAAGTCTTTTAGACGAACGGGAACTGATTCATTGGTTGAAGTCATTACAATTTTAATAACAAATCCATTAAACTCCTCTAAATCATCGACAGAGAATTGGTATTCAGAAAATTCATTAAATCCATTTGCAGCAACTTGTGCATCTGGTCTACCATCATTTAATGAATTATCAACAATTTGATTTCCAAAACCATC